GTCCGGGAAGCGCAGCATACGATTCGTAGCCTCAGCGAGCTGCTGAGTGACCATGGCTCGTTTCTCCCAGTCACCCTTACCGAGCAGATCCGTGTACATGTTGACCATTGAGGTTTTCAACGGACCGTCAACCAGTCCACCAACAACATCACGCCACACCTGGTCCTTGGTGTACAGCGCATGGACGTCTGGTATCGCCTGCCCAAGTACCGCACCAGACACCGCCTTCAACCAGCGGGCCAATCCATCGGCGAGCATCAACCGAAAACTACTCTCAGCAACGTCAGCGTCCAACTCATCGGCAAGCTGCCTGGGTAGCCACGGATCGACGCCTTCACCATCCCACGGATCCTCTACAGCGCTAGGCATCGGTCACCATCCATGGTTCCAGGCGCGCACCCTGATATAGGAGTGTCATGCAGTGCCGCTCAACCGCTGGCAGTAGATGATCTATGCCTAGACCAGCGAACTCATCTCGCCATGTCACGGGCACCAGCAGATCGGCCTTATCTGTTGGACCGTGGATTGTGTGTAGCTGCCACTTTGGCATAGCCGGCCGTTCACGGTGCGGTACCAGCTTCGCCCCGGCCAGGGACATGTACCGTCGGGATGCCACCTCTACCAAGGATGCCACTTGGTTGGGTTCAGTGGTGGCTGGTTCCTCGGGCGGGCCTTCAACCGGTGTGGATTCCGGTGCGGGTTCCGGTGCTGTGCCGCTGGTGGCCGCTACGGTTCCGGTGCCAGCTGGTAGACCGATGAGTTCGCGTAGGGCCGGGTCGTTTAGTACCGCGTCTGGGTTGGTGAGTAGGAGTTTTTCTGTTAGGCGACGGGCGCGTTCGTCTTGGGTGGGTTGGGTGGTTTCTTCCCAGGATGAGGATTCTCGGGCGACCTGGTCTGAGATGAGTAGGCGGTCGTGCATGCCGAGTGCGTCTTGTGAGCGGTCTGGGTTGATGGTGAGGGGTGCGGTGTTGAATGTGAAGCAGTATTTGGTTGGGTCTAGGCCCATGGCTTCGAGGGCTGGTTTGAGGTAGCCTTCTGTGAGGGCTGCCGCTATGCGGGTCAGTATGGGCTTTATGTGTATTTGGACTGCTTCTCGGCTAATTGCCCATGCATTCCAATGATTTGTACTTGATCCGATTCCCATCATCACTTCGGGTGGAACATCCAGTGACTGTGCGAGACTGGCGAGTGCACTTTGTCTGAGTTCTGGTATTTGTGTTGATAGTTCTGACCAGAAGGTGATGTGTCGGATTTTTTCTATGTCTTCTGCTGCACCTGTGGTGATGATGGGGACCATGGATGCGGCGCTGGATCGGTCTTGTAGTGATTGGGACATGATACGCCCTAGGAGGGCGGAGAATCCTTCGGCGCCTGCTGGTTCGTCGTCTCCGTGGGGTAGGTCCATTGTGTCTGGTAGGGCGAGTAGTCCTGCTCCGGCTAGGCGGCTGTCTAGTTCGGCGAATACGCGTTTTCTGAGTGCTTCGAGTTCTCTGAGGTCTGGTATTGCTGCGCGTACTGATGAGTCTGGTTGGTTTGTGTCTCTTGGGTGTTGTGTCCAGATTCGTAGGATTAGGTCTTTTCCGTCTTTGTATTCGAGTGTTCCGCCTTGTGTTGGTGGGCGGCTTATGAGTATTTTTTTGCCTTGTTTGTTGATTTGACTGTTGGTGACTACCCACCATGTGTCATTGTTTGTTCCGGTTTCGGCTACGATGTATGCTTCTCCGCATACAAACATGTCGATTCCTGCGAGGCGTAGGTTCTCTGCGCGGGTGTCACCGGTGCCCAGGGGAACGTTCGCTAGGTCAGCGATCTCTGGGTCTTCTACTGGTTCACCGGCTACGCCGTTGGCTAGTGCGTCTGCTACGTATAGGTCGCATCGGCCGATGGAGTTTCCTACCCAGTTGGCGATGAACCTTAGTTGTCCGGTGATGTCGTAGAGGCGCCATGCGTCGGTTTGCCATGCTCTGTCACCGAAGCTGTAGTTTTTCCAGCTGCCGTCCATGGTGTAGCGGCTGACTGCTGCTGTTATGGCTCCGGTTTTGGTGAGGTTTCGTGCTGATTGTGTGGTGAGTTGGTTGAGTTTGGTGCGGGTGTGTTGGCGAAATTTCCAGATGACTGGTGGGTAGAACAGTTGTTCGATTTGTGCGGCTATGCTGGGGTCGGCTACGCCCAGTTGCCGCATATCGCTTTTGCGTAGTTTCATGAGCGACCCCATTTAAAGGTCATGCCCGTAACCTGAGATGCGGCTAGGGCGATGAGTGGCATACAGGCATATTGCCATAAGATCAATGTGGGGAGCATCAAAAACGCTATCCAGATGGACACACACCACGGACACCGGTTGCGTCCCCATCAGGTTCACCTAGTAGGTAAACAATCCACCTGTGGACACGCTTATAGGGATCGAATCGGCTGATCGCCCATTGCCTTAGCGGTAGGGTGATCTGATCGTGTGTGATCAGGGTGGTTATCCTGGCGACTGCCAGCATGTATATGACGATAGTGGCCGGTGAAACCATGTGTTGATCATAGGCCGGATTTGGTGTGACCTATGCATGATCCACATGTGTTGCTGTTTGATATTCCTAAGCTGCTCACTGTCTGGCATGTCGAGCCTGGAGGGAACGACGCCGGCAGGATCTGCAAGTGGCACCGGATGAAGTGGCACGTGTGGCACTGGAATGTGAAGATCGTGGCTTGGCAGCGCCTTAGACGACGTTGGTTGACGAAATGTGCTTGGTGTGATGGGAGCAGTAGTTCCGAGTCACCGGTGAACACTTGCGGTTGGGATAAGCCGGATGTTCCGTGGTGGATGGGTGAGCAGGGCATGTATCACGCTGAGTGCATGATGGCGAAAAGTGCTCATGAGACGTGTACGTGCATACTGCCAGTTACGGATATGCGGGGGCATGTGTGTGTCAATTGTGGTCTGGTGGTTCGCCTGGTTGATACTCAGCGTATGCGGACTATACGGCTGTTAAAGGGCATGCCGTATGGGGTTCGTCCGAGCTTGCCATTAGCAGAGCCTAGGTGAGAGTATCTGTCTGCGCTTCAACGCAGTTAGGCCCCTAGGTTGCTGATCCACCTAGGGGCCTAACCGTGTGTAGGGCTAGTCAACTTCGTATGCTTCTCCTCCTATCCACACGTATTCACCGTCGCACCAGCCGTCTAGGGTCTCATCTAATTCTTCCAAGATTGCCAGTCCGTTAGCGTCTGTGAATAGTGTTGCTCCTTGTGTTGACAAGTATCCACTGTGTTCTTTCAGTAGGTCTGCTACGTACTCTGCCATTTCGTAGTCTTTTAGATAAATTCTTACCATGCCATCAATCCTACACGTCTCTACGCATGCATGCAAGCATGACTAGGGCCTATCACCAATTAGTGATAGGCCCCTGTATGTGCTGGTCAGCTAGCACACAGTGCGCGCACTGCCTCTTTCTCTCCCGGATGAAGCATCAGGCGAAGGATAGCCTTGCCATGGTAAGCGAATGCCCCCATGTCTCCAGCGGCCTTAGCCTTACGAGCGTTGCTCATCTCGGTTGCCAGGTTGGCGCTCCGTATCGCCTCAATATTCCGGGCTACCTTGATTGCCACCTTGCGACCGAGGATCTTTGAGGCGCAGCTGGAGCCGTAGCGGCCGGTTTCTACGCCATCTTCGCCGATGATGACCGTTGACTTCAGTTCCACACGTCCGCATAGTTCGCAGGTGGTGCATTCGTCTGTGATTCCCAGGATCATCATCATGCAGCAAGTCTAACACGGATACGCGCAACCGTGCAAGCGTATTAGATGACCGGAATGGTGACATCGGCATCCTGTTTACGCAGGGCAGCCCAAACATCCAACGGTAGGAACGCCTCACCACGCATACCCCATCCGGTACCCCAACTGTTGGACAAGATCAAATCACGTCCGATCAGACCACGAATAAGAACCTCGTGACCACCCGCAATAGCGCCGGTAGGCCAGATACGCCCATCCCGATCAGGGGTGAACATGCCCTCATACCAGGGAATCCCGATGATTACCGGCCCTGATTGGAGGGCTTTGACCAGCCC